TTCCGAAGCGGCTGTTGGCGACGGCAGGGGTGCCAGGCTGCTGCACGGCCCACTCCAGTTTGGAAATCATCCGAAGCTTTTCCAGTCCTGCCTTATAGGCCTCTTTTCTCCCCTCGGTCTGGAGCGTCTTGGCTGCCTCGGGAAGGGAGATCAGGAAGCGCCAGCGGGCTACGGCGATGAAATCACTGTGCAAACCAAGAGGAAGAGTCCCGGCGGTATCGAGATCCGAACCGCTCGCCATGATGGCATCGTAAAATTCTCCCAGGACACGCCCCACGATGACCGGAAGATTGTCCGTCCCGCCCTGGAGACGCGTGATGAGAGCCCCCTCCGAGCTGGTCAGCTCGGTCAGGACATCGGTCTCGCTTGGTGCGGTGGGCCAGCTCATTTTGTCTTCCTCCTTTTGAGGGTTGGGATGGGGGCCTTGGAAGAGGGATTCGGGAGGGAGGATTCAGAAGATGGGAGATGGGATGCAGCGCCTGGCTCCTGACTTCTGATTTCTGGATGCTGAGGCGTCAGCATTCCCAGGGCGACTTGCTCAACATGTTCCGGGAAGGTCCGGAAAAGCACTTGGCATCCAAGCTCGCAGGCACTGCGGAAGGAGGTGCCATAATAACAGCCGTCGCATCCCAGACTCTTTGCGCTTACCAGATTGACCGAGGTGTAATGACGGAAGGTTGGTTCACCCGTCGGGCCGCAGATGGCAATGGACGGCAGATTAAGAGTTCCCCCCACATGAGCAGGGCCGCTGTCATTGGAAATTACCAGCCGTGCTGTAGCGATCAGATGGAAGAGCGCCGTGTGAGAGAGTCCCGTTTCCCAACGAGGAACCCTCTTCTGGTAACGTTCATCCGCAGTGCCCAGGACAACAAGTGTCTCGATGCCCGCAGCCTCCAGTTTCCAGGCAAGATCAATCCAGTGGGATGCAGGCCATTGCCGTGAGGGTCCGTGAGTCTGAGGAAAGAGAAGCACACGACCCGAGTCACTGATCGGCACCTGAGCGATGTCGGGACGAAGCGGAGCGGATTGGATGCCAAACTCTCTGGCCATGGCCTCGATATAGGAAATCTTCTCCCCACGATGCCGGGCTGCCTCGAATCCTCCTGCAGTGAGATAAGAACCTTCGACTTTGTCGGTAGGGGTCACCCCGAGCAACCGCAACACCTCTGCCCTCCACCCCGTGGCAAACCAGGCGATCTCCTCGCCGGTGGCACGGCACCCGGCGGCCAGCCAGGCGAAGCAGATCAGGTCACCGAGACCAAGGTACCAGCCGTTATTGCAGTTGATCGTTTTCACGTTGGAAGTTGGAAGATAGGAGATCGGGTTATCGTCTCACTGCTGGCCCCGCCCGAAGGCGGAGCCAGTGTGTGAACCGATTGGCTTAGATCTGGGATTCTCCCGTGCCTCCGGTGAACCCGGTGCCAGCGAAGCTCAGGCCACCTGCACCCGTTCCAGTGAGGCTTCCGGAGCTGAGCAAGAGAAGACCACCCTTGGTGATGCCTGGCCCGACTCCGAACATCAGAGCCTGGCGCTGGGCCGCGTAGCCGCCCTGATGGGAGACATACTGGGTCACGAGCGTGGACAGGTTGGTGTCAGGGTCATTGACCACAGCCACGTTGCCGTAGCTCGCGCCTGGCAGCACGGTGGTGTAGTCGTTCGGGATGCGGGTCTGAATGACCAGAGCCGTCTTGTGAAGGAATGCTCCAGCAAGGTTGCCGGTAGTCGGCAGGTTCGGAGCCTCAAGAGGCTGGAACTTGCTGATCGGCATCAGCTCGGCCTGCTCCACGATCTCCGGACGCTGGAAGGCGGCGAAGTTGACCAGGTTGCTGTCCTTTTGCAGGGCAGCGTAGTAGGGGCTGTTGAGCAGTGCCGCACGATTGAACGGCGGTACCCCCAGAGGATTGAGTATCGCCCCGGCGTCCGCGAAGTTGTTGCGCCCGAAGCTGGCCGCAGCAACCGAGAGGGCCGTGCTGTACCCGAAGTTTGCAGCCGTCAGCAGAGCGTAGAGCTGCGTGATCATGTAATTACCGATCGCGAATGCCTGAGCCTCGCCCTGCTCACCAAACAGGTTACGCACGGTAGATCCGAGCGTATTGGAATCGAAGACGATTTCCGCCCCGATGTGGTTGTTGAGCTTGATGGGGACATCGAGCGTCTCAGCCGGAACTCCGACAACCCAGCCGATGGGACGACCGTCCGTGCCATTTGCAGGATTGTAAACCATGACCGCCGGAGTGAGGACCACGCGGGTCGTGGTGGTCTGGTTGAAGGTCGCAGGCACATCCGAGAAGTCGGTTGTGATTGCCTTCAGGATATTTCCGTAGAGGAGTTTGTAGTACTCCAGCGTGCGCTGAGCGACCAGCGTTCCAGCGAGCGTGCCGAGATCGGCGTTGCTCACATCGGCTGCAACCAGCGGCGCATTGAGGAAGCGATCGTTAGCGCGCATGTCAGATGCCCAGATAGCGCCCATTTCGCGGGCGATGGCCGTCTTTCCTGCCACATCGACCACTTCAAGCTGCTTGCAGCGAAGGGCGTCGTAGGCTTTCAGAAGATCCCTTCCATCCTGGCCCGTGACAGCCACGTTCGAGCGGGCACCAGCAACAGGGGTGGGAGAGAAGGCAGGGTTGCTTCCCTGCTTGGCCAGAAGAGCAATGTTCGCCGGATCAGTGATCAGGAGTTTCTTCCAGTGGGCTTTGGTAGGCTCATCCCTGGCAGCAATAGCACCGCGTCCGACGGCTGCCGTGATAGCGGCATCGGCATCGGCCTCGCGGCGGGTCACCTCGGCGGCTTCCAGCGTGGCGTTCTTGGCCTTCAAGGACTCTGCCTCGATGGTGGTATTGTTGAGCTTGATGCGCATTTCATGCGCCTCGATCTTGGAGGCGACTACTGCGTCACTCTCGTCCTTGGCCTTGAGGGACTGTTGTTGGGACTTGAATGTGTCAAGTTCCCGTTGAAGCTCCGTGTTCTTCGCCTGGAGCGCAGCGATCTCTTCTGATGTCATTGTGTTTGGTGTTTTTGGTTGATCGCTGGAGGCTCCAGCGTGCTTCGCCCAGAGGGGCAAAATCTTTTTGAAAGCGGGGTTGTTCACCAGTCCTCCCATGTTGGGCTTGGCTTGCTCGTAGCAAATGATGCGGGCGGGCTTCCTCTTGGTGTCGTCCACATGGAAGACCGGCGAAAACGAGCGGAAGGTTTTCCCCTGTTTGGCAGCGAGACCCACGTCACTCCATTCGCCCCTGGCATAGATTCCGGGGGCTGGTCCCTCCTTCCAGTAAAAGGACTTTGGCCAGAAGGAAGCCTCCACATCGTCGTGATTGAGATCGAAGTAGGGAGTGTCTCCCTTGGCTTCAAGGGCCACGCGTTGCTTTTCAATGGCGATAGCCGCCGATGGGTCAGCGAGCACCTGCACGCGGATCGGCTTGCCCGATTGACTCGGTGTGATCTCATTCACTCCGGCAGGCATGAACATGATCTCGTTGCCCTCAATGAGAGGTTCACCTGGCAGCATCCCCCGACATTCGAGGGCCTCGGAGCAAACCAGCGCCAAGGGATGAAAGAACTGAATGGGAGCAACTGGGGTCTTCGCCCCACTCCTCACCCGCGCTGCATGCGCTGCATAGCCCCTGTAGCGCGTCTGATTGGGGTTTTCCTGGTCAATGGAGCGGAGATCGGGATTTTTGGCGTTTAGCGCGTCGAATCGGTTGGTGAAAATAGGGCTCATTTTTGTGCAGCGGTTTTCTTGGTTTTTTCCTCTTCCAGATCCGGGTCGGCTTCGAGAGCCTTCACCAGGAGCCGTGCAATCTGCTCGGCTTGGGTCAGAAGATTGGCTTCCGGATCGATGGGAGGAGATGGCTTAGCGGACTTCGACTCCAGAGGATCGGGGGGGCCATCCTCTGGTTTCGGTGGCTGGACAGGATCGGCAGTCTGCGCTGGCTTCATGATCTCCTCATCCTGGTCGGGTGCAGGGATGTTGTATTTCTGGCGCATGAAGTTCACCCCGACCGGCAATCCGCAGGCGATGAGCACCTGATCGCGCTGTGCCTCCTGAAGGCCACCTTCCTTCTCGTTCAGGAACTGCACCTCGGGAGCCTCGCTCGTCTCCCCGTAGTTGAGCGTCAGAATGGAGGGGATGAGCTGGGCATTGATCACCCCGGCGATATACTTGGCGCACGCGGCAGCCCTCTTCTCCTTGACCCCTTCCTCGACAGTGCCAAAGGCCTGCCCACCTCCCTTGCCCATCGAGCCATGAGATCCCGACATCGTCTGTCCAAGGATGAGCAAGCGAGCGTAGCGATCAGCGCGGTCGAGCAGCTCCCCCTGGGGAGAGTGGTCGCTTCCCTTCCCCGTGTCCTTGAGTTCCAGCGTGGTGCCTGACGGAAAAGCAGCCCATCCGGCGCTGCCCATATTCTGGAGCATGGAGCAGATGGCATTGATCGTGTCCTGTGGAGCGTTGGGATCGTAGTTGGCCCAGCGGAAGGGCAGGCCGAAGACCTGAGCCAGATTGAGCACCCAGTCGGCGGCGAAGTTTGACGCACACCACCACCAGGCAAGTGGACGCAGCAGAGCAGCTCCAAGAGCCGATCCGCTCTTGGCCTTGGCAATGCCGATCAGGAACTTGTGATCAGGGAAGGGAGCGACCGAGGAAGGGAGCGGCTGAGCGCTGGTGCCACCGAGGACGCCAGGATTAAGACGGCCTGCAGCATCCATGCGAAGTCCCAGGTATCCTTCCTGAGACCAGGCGAAGTTCACCGGATGCACCCAGCGGGTGGCACGAGGAGCGATGATCTGACCAAGGCTGCCGAGTTGAACCGGGTGCCAGTCCACCTCAACGGCTGTGACTCCACGGAACCAACCGTCAACGAGATCCTTGATCGTTCCTCCAAAGTCATTTTCATCCGCTGCGGCCACCGGACGCATGGATTTCAGCGCAGCAGATACCAGACGGGATTTTTCCTTGGCGGAGTCAGACATCTCCTGGCCCTCCTCAATGTAGGGGCTAAAGACCGGCTGCATCCCTGTCACCGCATCAGTCAGCTCCTGAGAGCAGGCCGCAAGCTCCGGCCACGTGTCGAACATGAGGTCAAAGAGTTCCCACTGCTGGACATGATTCCCGGCCAAGGCACCGCGCAGTGTCATCTCGATGTACTGAGGGGTGATGGCGGCCAGGGAGGGCAGGAGCCAGCGGTAGGCTGCCTGCGGGCGCAGGAGCCGCCCCAGAGAAGGTGGCATCGCTCCAGATGGCTCTCCAAAGGTGGAGCGCACAACAGACGAAGAGGAGGGCGGCGTGTAGGGATGCCCGGCCTTGCGCCGCTTGGAAGGATAAACGGGAGGGAGCGTCTTCATGACAGATAACGGGGGGTGAAGAGGCGGGATTGAGAGGGACCATTGCCACCGAGGCGGATCACGCTCGGATCGGTGATCGCTCCACGGGTATTAATGAGCGCATATTCGGCGGCGCTGCCGGAGGAGAAGGTATCCCCATGCGCCCCGGTCAGGGAATCGACGGCGCATTCGTACCTGCCGCCACTCTTGATGGTGGCACGCTGATCGGCCTTGAAATACTCCCCGGACGGCAGGTCATAGCGGTTGTCATTGATGGCAGCACTGTAGATGTCGCCAAGATAGGTTTTGAAATTCACCGGCTCGTCGTAACCGGGCGGATGAATACTCTCGCTCTCGATGAGGAGATCCGTGGGGACAAGATGCCGCACGGCATCTGCAAGCAGCTTGCAGAAATACCGCTCGCTCGTGGCCAAGGCGCAAAACCGGCGCGTCTTCCCACCAGCAGGCCGCGTGGCAATCGTCTCGAAGATCCTCTTCATCCTGTCGATCACGACGCTGGGTTCCTTCTCCTTCCAGCAGATGACCATCCGCTGTGCACGGGAGACACCGGTTTGTTCCGTGATGGTGATCGCTGAGGGATTGGAGGTCTGCTTATTGGTGGTAGCAGGATCGAGACCGACCCCGATCGCTCCGGCACCCAACAGACCGCGCAGTAGATGCAAGACCCGCTGGAAATCGGCCTCATCGTCCACATAGACAAAGGCGCAGCTCTGGGCACCACGCTGCTGTGCGGTGAGGATGGCGAGCAGGTCGATAGCGGCACTTCCCCCCATCTTGTGCTCCAGATCGTAGTTAAAAGGCATCTGAGGCTTGTTGCCGGGCATCCGCGCAAACTGCTCATAGGTCATCGGCTGGCCCTTGTTGTCGTAGAGCATGTGTCCCGCCGAGTACGCATCCCGCAGCGTCACGCGATGGATCAGGATGCCGTTCTGACCCCGGTAGAAATTCCCGGACTTATTGACTGGAAACTCCGTGAATCCATCCTGGGGCAATGTCATCTCGAAGAAAGGGTGCCTGTCATCCCTAGGGAGATTGGAGGCATAGATCATCTTGAGATCCGGCTGATCGCGGAACATCGGATCGACCGCCTCACGGAGGGCAGCTTCCAAATTGGCAGGAGTGAATCCGGCCTCATCCCGAAAGACGGTACCGCGCCAGCCGCGAGCCGTGGCAGGATTCGGAGCGATGACCAGCTGACGGGAATACGCCGTGCGGTCATGGTAGAGCCGCATCTCCAGCCGCTTGCTCTTATACAGATCGGCAAAGTCCTCGCGCGTCATCCCGTGGTATATCTTGCCGGTCTCGGCATTGGCGCACTTGAAGTCGAGCTGCTCGGTCGCCGCTTGATTCTCAAAGATGCTCTGCACGGCCTCTGCCTCACTGGAGACCAGGATCGCCTGCTCAGTCGCAGAGACAGTCATATTGACCAGCTCGGTGCCGAGCAGCAGCGATGCTGAAGCAGAAATCACCGTCTTGCCGGATTCGGCAGACATCTCGTCAAAGGCGATGGCTCCGAGATTGGTACTCTTGCGGCAACGGCGTGCCCAGAAGGCCACCACGACGCGCTCTGCACGCACAGCGACTTGCAGGGTCTGCTCGTAGAGACGGCGCGGGGAGAACTTCATTTGGGCAGTACGACCTTGCCGGAGGCCTCTAGTTGATCCACATCCGCAAAGAAGCGCTTGCGCAGCCGGGAGATCTTCTCCGAGTTGCTGAGACTGCCGCTGGCAATACCCTTGGCCACCTCGTCCCTCATCCACTCGATGAACTTCTCGCAGGTTTGGATTTCCAAACGCTCCTGCGAAATCTCCACTTCCTTGGTCTTGAGACGAAGCGCTTTCTCCTTGAGTTTGAGCGTTGCCGTATCGTGCTCCACCTTTAGGTGATCCATGAGCATCTCGTGTGAGATCTCCCCAAGCACTTCGCTGAAGCGGGCATCCTTGAGGGCCTTGCGGATCGTTTCGTCCAGATCCTTGGGCAAGTTCTTGTCCATCACCTCGCGCGCCTTCGCCGCTTCGGCCATGCGCCAGACCGAGGCCTCCGAAGATCGGTGCAGACGGCTCAACGCTCCCGCCGTCGTCGCACAGCCATGCAGATCCAGCCATTCCAGTCGCTCCGCAAAGGAGGGACGCTGTGAGAGCCACCAGCCGAAATACTCGTCGAAGATCTCGGCGCGTTTCAGCCTGGCGGCCAGTGAATCTGTTCGTGAATCGGCGCACACTTATTTTCCTCCCTTGAGATAGGCGATCCCCGCCTTGGTGATTTGCCAGGAGATGTCCTTGGTCAGCGGATTGACGGAGGACTCGATAAACTTGGCGTTGCGCAGCTCGCGCAGGGCATCGGCAAACTCGGTCTCCCCGACACGGCGCTGCAGCTGCGCCTCGGCCTTGAGGGTTGATTCCCTCAGTGCGAATTCGACGCGCTCCAGGATGATGAGAAGGAGCGTGGTCATTCTTCTAGTGTGGTGATTTTCAGACGGCCTTCGACGCGGCCTAGCCTGGTGGAGATGCGCTCGATGCCGGTAAGCACGCCACCGATCCGGTCATAGATGTGCTTGCCTCTCTCGCTCCCGGCCGCGATGATCTCCGTCTTGTCGGTCTCCATCTTGCGCTCGATCTGGGTCATGCGCTGTTCGAGCTTGTTCTGCTCACGTATGTTTTCGTCCCGATGAGCGCGGAGTTCCTCCTTGGTGGCCATGTCCTTGAGCACATCGACCTTGAGAGGCTGCTGGATGTTGACCTTGTCGGGGTTGCTCTGTTTCCAAAGGAAAGCGGCTGCAACGGCCAAAGGACTCGCGATAGCGATAATGGTGTTGAGGATGTGCCAGTTATTGGCAGCTTCAACTGTCGAGGTAATGGCTTCAGCAATCATGATTTCAAAAAATGCGGTCCAGGGCGGCGGCGACCCGTTGCCAGAAAGAGGGAACCGAGGGGCTGGATGGCCCGTAGCCCAGCACGCTCAGCATCCCGGCGCATCCCGGCTGCTGATCTACCTCGGAGGGATCAAAGTGATCATCCTCGTCGAATTTCCCCTGGGTGTAGTGATTGGTTCCGGCCCAGAGGTAGGGGCTGAAGATCCCCTCTGCGCGGTAGCCGAGACCGTTGAACCGCTCAATGCGGTAGAGAGTGGACGGCAGATCGCTCCAGTTCAGTCCAGCCAGACCTTCGTAGTGAAGCGCATCGACCGCACTCTCTTCCCAGGGGAAAGGAGGATTGCCTTCAATGGGCCGTCCAGCGGGGACATGCACCGTGCGTGCCGTGAGCGGATCGCCATTGTGGAGATGACAAGTGAAGTCACCCCCACTCTCCCGCTGATGCAGGCAGCCGATCACCATCCAGGGAACACCCGTGCGGGCCTCGACGGCGGCATAGCGAGATTTGCCACGTTGGATGGCATTGCGGGGTGCAATGAAGCGCGGGAGGTCGGTCAGCTCCATGCTGTCCCAGAGAGCGGCGAGATCGGGAGTGGCGGGGTTCATCAGAACTCAATGCCTCCGCGAAGTGTCAGGCTCGGACCGTAGATGGTCTGGCCGTGCGAGTTGGTACCGATGTCGATGCCGGGAGAGAGCCGAAGGCTCTGGAAGATGGAAGACGGAAGATTGGAGATGGGGTTAGTCGAGAGATCGGGATGCAGCACACGGGGAACTTCCGGATCTCGTTCGGGCCTGACTTCTGACTTCTGACTTCCGACTTCTGGAGTCTGCGGATGACAGGCGATCAGGATGCCTACAGAAATAAAGCAAAGTCCCAGCATCCCAAGCGCACCGGGATAAGCGTATCCTCCGGAAGAGCGGCGAGCGTCGATCGACGAGGGCAGAGGTCCGGGAGGTACTGGCTCGGCCTTGCGTACCTCAGCCTGTGGATTGAATGCTCCACCGGGAACGGTGCCGCGCATCCAGATGATGGGCTGAGTCCGCTTGATCGTACGGTACAGCGACCAGATGAGGCTAAGGATGGAAATGCCCTGGAGAACGTAATTCGTGAGGGCTGGCTTATCGACGTGATACCCGAAGAACTGGAGCACCACGGCAATCAGTCCGACAAAAGCGCCGACAAAAGCGCCGCTCTGCCAGGGAAGTTTGCCTGTGGTGTTCCAGTCCATTTGCGCGGGTATTAGGGGTGAGTGTTCGGATCAGGAGGCCGCTTGCTCCGGCACGACCGGGCTGGACTCAGCAGAGGTAGATGCAGGAGGCACCTGCGTTCCGCTGACTGCGGTGCTGGTCTTCGGCAGATTTGCCACGGCCAATTCGATGGCGATGTTGACGGCCTGGGCTGTGGCCTGGATGCCTGCGGCCTCGGCGGTGCTGGTGATGGTGGAGAAGGCAGCTGCCTGCTTCTCCTTGCCGCTGATGGAGCTAGTAGCCAGTCCGACAACGACCTGCTCGGCGATGGGGAGCAGCTCGGTCAGGAGTGCGGAAAGATCGCTTTCCAGCACGGGCAGGAGAGCGGCGATGAGGGATTTGCTGGCCTTGGTGATCCAGGCAATGAAGTTGATGAGTTCTTGATGCATGTGGGTATTGGTTTGGGTTTGGGTTTGGGTTACTGACAGAGGGGAGAGTTCTCGCGCAAACCAGCGACTGGCGGGAGCTGGTAGGACTGCGAAGCAGCCCCTTTAGGGGCGAGCGGCGTGGGCACGCCCGAGTTCAAAGACGCAGAGACGCAGGGGGGAAGGGCACCGCCGCCGGGCGTAATGACTTCCCGACGGCGGCTATTCACATACGGAAATCTTGAGGAGGCACCGCCGCCTGACCATGACGGCAGACGACGGTGCCGGTTGTTCCCCCCAGAACAGACGAGATGGAGCAACGCTCCAAAAGACGTGATCGCCACAACGGCGCGATCCGGGCCATGGCCTAAATCCATGCCCATGATAAAAGGGGCTTTAGCGGGCGACTGATCGTCGCGCTTGTCTAAGATTTTTCCTTCCGAGGGGTGCATGCCAGCAAGGCTGGCACAAAGCATCAAAGGGCGTTAGCTGACCCCAAAAACCGCAAAAACTATAAGAGTTTTTTTGCCTCTAGGTGGCATCCGGTGGGGAAAGAATGAGTACTCGCGCCAAGACGCAAAGACGCTAAGGGGGCGGACTATTTCCTTGAGATACCGATGGCAAAAACCGCAGCTACAAACAGAATCGAAACGAGGAATTCTGTAAAAGGATCAGGGGGCATGGATTACTGAGTTCTCTTTGGGCTCACGATGGCAGCAATAATGCAGGCAATCCAAACAACAACAGTCCAACCAAAAAGGAGATTCAAGAGCGCTATCCATCCCACCCATTCAGATTTTGAGGCCATCAGCGTGGGAAGGAAGTAGATGACTGCAAAAATCAGCAGCGGCCCAACTGGAGGAAGATCGGAAAGCATCGGCCACCCGCGATAGGTGCCGAAAAGGCCATAAAGAGTAACTGCGCCAGCAATTAGAAAAGCCCATAGAATGTGTTTCCAAAACTTTCCCCCGAAGGATTTATAACGGGGAGGGCGAAAGAAAACCGCCATCTCCTCGGAAGCAATCAGAGGCTTCCAGGACGGCCAGCCATCCGCGCAGTAAAGAGCGTCACGCGTGATCTGACCCGACTTCCATCGGGTTGCGATTTCCTCCATTGGCAGCGGCCCAATCTGCACGCCCTGGTCATGGACAAAGAAGGTCGCGGCAGGTGAGGTCATTTCTTCTTACTTGGCTTTTTCCCCGCCTTGGCAGTGGATGCACCCCTCTGAGGCGTGGATGCAGAGGGTGAGTGATATATTGTCTGAATACCCTTAGCTCCTTTCCCTTTGATTTTCTGTGTCGCATTAATCAAGGGCCTCGCTCTGTCGGGTGCGTTAATCCATTCACCTGGAATCTTGTGCCCCATGCCCTCAAGTTTCTCGGCTATTGCCTCTCGTAGATACTGACTGCGGCTCTTTCCTCCACGCATCGAGTCCATCAAGGCCAACATCTCGGCATCAAGGGCTGCTGCAATCAGGGTTTGTCCATCAGATCTTTTTCCGGGCATGGGTGTATAAAAGGTTTTTTTGCTCACCGCGTCAATTTCTTGTTGACCGGTGTATAATTCAATTATATTCCATTCAATATGTCTGACAGCACAAAGCCAAAACAGCGCCAGAAGGCGGCTCTCGTCGCCGTGTGGATGCCCAAGAAAATGAAGGAGACCTTGGATCAAGCCGTCGTGTCTATGGACAGCGATCGGTCGAAGTACATCCGCACAGCCGTCCGAGAGAAACTCGCTCGCGACCTCAGCGCCGCCTAACCCCTCTAAGAACATGGCCTCTCTAAAACACTTCCCAACGAAGATTCTGAACGAGCTCCATCCTCACATGCCAGTGAGAGTACTTCTACAGAACTGCGAAGGCTCACCGTTCAATATGGCAAGTTTCCGTCATGGGAAAGATCGGGTGAGTTTCCTGACTATCAAGGGCAAAAAAAACGCTGACTGGATCATGGCACTGATTGCCGAACATATCCGGCCCTGGAATCCCATTTCAGAGGAGGCCGCTATGAATCTTCGCCATCACCGCAAGGCAATCAAAGCACGGCGCACCTCGGCCCCTTCAGCTTTCAAGTCTCAGGTTTCAGCCCTTTCACCTGCCGCCTAACCCAGATCCCGGAATCGCGATGAACAAACCCACTCCAGCAGCACCGAAGCCCGCAGGCCTGCCTCCGCAACCTGAGTTTGATTTCAAACATCACCTTCCTGCGGACAAGGAGATCTTCTCGATTCCCTTCCTCATGCGCTTTTTCGGAACCGGCCCGCAGCACTGGATCAACCTGATCGAGTCAGGAGCGATCAAGGCAACGTCTCTCGAATCCCCCAATGCCTCCAAGACGATGTACCGCATCCCTCGCGCCGAGCTGATCCGCTTCCTCAATTCCCGCACTCAGTAACCCACCCCGTAACCCGCAACCAACAACACCATGACACAACAAGCAGAAGTCAGAAGTCAGGATTCAGAAGTTAGGAATCCCGAATCCGAAATCCTCCCTAATCGCGTCACTCCGCACTGCGACTGGTGCGCGTCTGGCGCTGGCTCCTGCGGCAAGTGCCCTCCCATGACCAATGCAGACCGCATGGCTCTGATCATCGAGATCCATGGCATCGCAGTGCAACAGAGGCGTGAGCTGACGGTTGCCGAGATGGATGCCATCGATCGGCTGCGCGATCAGATCCACAAGGAACAACTGGCCTGGATGAACGAACGCTCCCCGATCCCTGCAGGAGCAACCAACGCACTCGAAGCCTGATTATGTCTTCTAGCTCAATACAGCATGAGTCACGAGGGCAAGCACGGCCAATATCAGGCATCCGCAGAAGCCTCCTTCGGCTGCTCGATACCGCGCGGGCAGATTGGCACCGACAGGTGAAATTCCAGTCGCGCCGGTCACACTGCGTGATTTTGCCTGTTCCAGCACACGTCTCGTCAGCTCGTGTGCAATCCATACTTCGCCGTGGAGTGAAAATGCTCCAAGCAGGATACCGAGTCCGAGTGCTACCCAGCCAATCCGCAGAGACCACAGAGACATGCCCACGCTGTGGTCTCCTGAGCGAAACGCAACCAATGCCGTCAGAGCAGCAGAGGCTATCACCAGCAGTTGGCGAAGCCATGCCTGCTTCTTCTCGTTGCGATCATTTGCCAGGTCACAGATCTGACGAAATTCCTCCGTTGTCATCCCCCGACTCCAACCCAGCTGCCTAACCCCCGTCAATATCTATGAGCAAAAAATCCTCCACCACTTTGGCTGCGCCCGGCAGCCAGTCGCACAGCCACAACAGCAACGAGCCTACATCGGCACTCGAAATCGTCGCACCGGGCCAAGTTTCCAAAGTCACCGCCCGAAGCGGCCTCGGTCTCGACGCCATGAGTCTCGACGAACTCGGGGCGACCTTTGGCAGGCTTGATGCAGCACGCCTGCATTACGACAAAATCTCCGGCATCTGCGGATGTCTGCAAGGACTCGCCCTGATCGAAATCAAGAGCCGTCTCGGACACGGCAACTATGGCCCCTGGCTCAAGGAGCACTTCCCGAAAAGTCAGGATACGGCCAGCCGGTTCATGCGCATTGCCGAAGAGTTCCTGGAAGCCTCCGGAACGAAGGGCCGCAAAATTCCGCATAATGCGGAATTTGCCGAGGTTTCTCTTTTGGGAGAATTGATCGACAGCCTTTCTACCTTGAATAACGAGTCCATCGACATGGCTCATCCTGTCGTTCAGGCGGTCGCCAAATATGTAGGTGATCGCAGTTATACACAACTCTGGCTTGATCTACCCGACCAGCGCGGCGGCTATCGCGGTACCAAGAAAAACGGGGCCCCACGCGCCGAGAAGCGCACCGATGCGGAGATCGCCCGTGATGAGTACGAGGAGCACGCCCCCGCCGTCTGCCGCCGCACTGCCGAGACGATGGTTGAGCTACTTCTCCTGGAAGGCCCCGGCAAGGAGCGAGCCTGGGACATCCTGGACGATGAGGAGCTGGATAAACTCAAGCTCCAAGCCCACGACCTCTATGAGGGCGCTCTAGCGAGTCAGAAACGCCGCAAGGCCCTGCGCAAGTAACAACAATAGAAAAAGCTGAAAGCTGAAACTTGAAACCTGAATGAAAAACAGCCCCTTCACCGCAGCTCCTCAGCTTTCAGCTTTCACCCTTCAGCTTTCCTAGTCCTTCGCCTTTTCAACCCATGAGCACTCTCGCCCTCCCTGCCTCTTCCTCAGTGACCCTCTATGATTTCCCGGCCCACGTGCAGGTCAAGGCCCTGGATCTCAAGCGGGAGTTTGAGGAGATCATCTCCTCCGGTTCCCCCGCACGCTCCCGCTTCCAGGCTCTCTCGGCCCGTCACGGCAAGTCGGTCGGTCGCCTCTATGCCCTGCTGAAATCCTGGCAGGAGGAGGGGGATCTGGCCCTGGTGGACAAGCGGGAGTTTTCCAGGTTCTGGGATCGTGGAGAGGATGTCACTCTCCCCAGGGAGTTCCTGGAATGGGCAGGAGGTCAGATGCTCGGCAATCAGCGCAAGAGCAAGCCAGCCTATCGCCGCATCATCGAGCGATGGAGGGAGTGGAAGCAGACCGGCAATCCCCGGATCGCCATTCCCGGCTACGCGACACCCCCTCCCACCGGCAGCAGGAATCATCCCGACGGGTGGAGCTATACGAATCTGATGAAGCAGGCACAGCCTCCCAAGGCCGAGCAGGTGCTCGCTCGCGTGGGATCAGCTGCCGCCGCTGCCCATCTCCCCTTCCTCCCCGGCACCCGCGAGGGGGTGCGCTGGCTGGAGTATGTCTTTTTTGACGATGTCTGGCATGACCGCAAGTGCAAGGTGCAAGGCTATCTCGATCCTGTCCGCATCCTGCAGCTCGGCTGCCTCGACTATGCAAGCGGCCTGTATCTGAAATTTGGCCTGCGTCCTGATCTCCCCCGCGACGACGGCACCCGCGCACGTTTGCAACGCCGCGACATGCTTCTCCTGGTCGCCTCGCTCCTGATGCAGCACGGCTATCCTCTCGATTACCCGATGCATCTTGTCCTGGAGCGCGGGACAGCGACTCTCTCAGCCGCTGAGGCGCAGATGCTCTATGATCTCTCAGGGGGACAGATCCGCGTCGGCTTCACCAGCATGGAGGGCCGCTTCGTCCTCGCCTGGATGGAAGGCTCCTCCGGCAATCCTCGTGGCAAGGGGCCGCTGGAGTCCTGGCACAACCTTTTCCACAACGAGCAGGGATCTCTCCCAGGACAGGTGGGCAAGGATCGCGATCATTCCCCCGCCGCCCTCTACGGCAGCGACCGGGAAGCCGTAGCCATCGCCAAGGCATCTCTCTTGCTTCCCAGGGAACTGCGCGATGAACTCGACGGCCCTTACCCATCGCTCGACGAGGCACTGATCCAGACGCACGAGGTAGTGGATAAGATCAATCGGCGACGGGATCACCAGATGGAGGGTTTCCGGCAGATCAATCTCTGGCGCATCCGGGGCACTCAGGCCGACTTTCAGCATCCACGCGACTTGGTTCACCTGGACAAGGCCCTGGAACCGCACATCGAGTGGCTGCCCGTGATGGAGTCACCCTGGGAGCGTGGGCAACGGCTCTCAGCCCTCACCCGTGTGGCCTTCATTCCTCCCGGAGCACTCATCCGGTTCTATGAGGATAGTCATTTCTCGCTCAAGGTAGAGCGCCGCCAGGCAAAGGTAGAGATCACCGAAAACAAGCGGAAAAAGACTTGGTACTTCGGCACCGACAATCCCGAGGAGATGCTCCCGGAGGGCACCAAGATCACGCTCCACTTTGATCCGCAGCATCCTGAGTATGCGCTGGTCATCGGCCCTGACGGTCTCTTCGCCGGTCTCTGGACGCGCCAGATCGCCAGGCGTGACGATCCCGAGGCTGTGGCTCGCGGGATTCGACGCAATCAGGCTTACCTCAACCACACCGTTGCCAGCGTGCGCGGCAAGAGGGCCGAGTATCTCGCCGAGCAGGAACGACGCACCTCCAAAAATGTCGATGTGCTCGCCCGCGCTGATCTGATCCCGGAGAGCGCCTTTGACGACAATGCCTCCGGTCGCACCATCCGCAGCACGCCCGTTGCAGAGGGAATGCAGCGTGTTCTTGAGGCACACAAGAAGGCCACCGATGAGGAACGTGGCCGCGACCGGTATCTGCGCGATCTACGCGAACGAACAGCCAGTCAGCCGATGGCGACACCATCCCCCGAGGAGGACGGCGGTGACGAGTTCGAAGAGCACCGCACCTCCCTCGCCGATTTCATTCAGTAAACCCCCGTAACCCAAACCCCGAAACCAAACCATGACACAAACAGCAACAGAGTTCCCCGAAGAACCCGAGAACCCAGAAGCAAGCAATCAAGACGACGCAGGAGCCTTGATCCCTGCCCAGTCCGAGATCTCACTTCGTAATCACGGCAGCACCATCCGGCAACGCTGGCCCTTTGCCGCTCAGGACATCAAGGCCAACATGAGCAACTGCACGCCCTGGAAATCCAAGGTAATGCAGGAGTGCTTCCTCTGGGCTACTGACACCGTTCATCCCAGCACGCTGGAGGAATTTGCCAAGGCCGTCAGCTATCACCCGACGACGGTTGGGAAGGTCTATCGGGGGAAACACGTCAACCCTGCTGATGGCACCCGCTACGATATCCCCGACGATATGGCCGAACGGGCCAAGGAATGGCTCTCCCGTCAGAAAAAGCAGTTCAAGGGTCGCGCCGAGTTCGTCATGACGCCCACGGCTCGCAGCATCTGGGATCTCTGCGAGCTGGCCAGGGAGAGCAAGACCATCGGCTGGGTCATCGGCAACAGTCACATCGGAAAGACCTGGGCGCTGGAGAACTACTCCGTTCACAACAATCACGGCGGCAGCCCCTTTGTCCGCATGGAGACTGCTTCCGGCCTCGGTGGAATGAGCGCCGCTATCGGGCGTGTGCTCCGCACCGCCGAGAAGGGCAACACCAACGACATGAAGTTGGCCATCATCAATGCCCTCTCTCCGGATCGGCTTCTGATCCTGGATGAGATGCACCTGCTCAGACTCACTTACCAGAATGTGGCGTTCTTCAAGTGCCTAGAGACGATCCGCGAGATCCATGACCGGAGCGGATGCCCGATGGTGCTCTGCTGCACCAACCTCCTGATGAAGGAGCTGCAGCCCGGCCAGCACAAGGAGATGGAGCAGCTCCTCCGACGCGGCCCGCACAAGCTCTATCTTCCAGGCATGCCGACACGAGGCGACCTCAAGGTCATCCTTTCGTCTCGCGGGCTGGATTTTCCAGCGAGGGCGCTCCAGGTCGTCGTCGACGGCCATGTGGAGAAACCCTATGCCCTCCTGTGCCAACTGGCCAAGGAAGAGGGCCTTCTCTCCATCACCGAGCGCCTTCGCTACGCGGTCATGCACGCCGACCACGCAAAAAAGCCTGTGACCTGGGAACACTTCATAAAGGTCGATTTGAAAATCCGCGCAGAGGGCAAACCACCCGAGGACTGGAACTAATCGCCATGAATCCCAACACCACGGACGGACTTCGCAAGATGAACGGCAAGCCTCTCACTATGAGCATCTCCGAGGAGCCGCCCGGCACCATCGCCGGTCTCTGCAACTCGGTGAATGCCGCCTGCAACCGCTTCGAGCAGGAGAGGGGAACCTCTTCTGATCGGAAACTCCTCTTCGGCTATCGCAGCCGCAGGAAAGCCACTGCTTAAAAAATCACCTCTACCTCGAAACCCAACCCCGCAACACCATGACAACAACCACGACAGAAAAACCACTCCTCGCCTTTCACAACGATCCGGCGATCAAGAAAAAATACCTAGATCGCGTGCGCAAGCACCGCGAGGCCGATCAACTCGTCCAGGGCTACGGTTATTGGCAAGATGGCAAGGGATGCGCCGTAGGCTGCACGCTCCACAGCGGGAAGCATAGTGATTACCCGCGTCTGCTGGGGATTCCCGAGGTTCTCTCGTATTTGCAGGACAGATTATTCGAGGGCCTCCCCGTGGAAGCAGCCAGGGCGTGGCCCGAGGCTTTTTATAATGCCATCAAGGAAGGGTCCGACCTGAAATTGGTCTGGCCACGATTTGCCCACTGGCTGCTGATCGACCCAGAATTTGGGGTCATTAAATACGCTTCAACGCCCGACACAAAATCGGCCATCGAAAAGATAGCAGATCTTTTCGATCATTGGATCGCAGGCAATAAGCCTGCGGACGATGAATGGGCCCGTGCCGACCTTGCCGCCGCCCGTGCCGCCCGTGCCGCCGCCCGTGCCGCCGCCCGTGCCGCCGACCTTGCCGCCCGTGCCGCCGCCCTTGCCGACCTTGCCGCCCGTGCCGCCGACCTTGCCGAC